TTTGTTTGTTTGTTTGTTTGTTTGTCATTATTTATCCTTATAAGCTGATAACAAAATGCGGCCAAGATTGACCGCACTTTAAAATTAAGCACCAAATGATCTGTAGTATCGTTCGATTTTGAAACCTGATGCACTATCTAAGTCAACGCGTCCAGCATTAATATTATCTAGCTCTGTTTTAATGGCGGATTTAGCCTCTTCGTAATCGCCTAGCGGTAAATCAACGCCTTGTAGATCTGTCTCAAAAGGCTTATCTAATAAAGCGTCTAGTCCATTCTGATTAACATAAACTTGGCCATCTCCTTTATAGCTATTGCGCACTAGTGTTAAATAGTTATCTGTTAAATATTTGGCTAGATATTTATAAATGGCTTGATTGCGTTTTATTGTTTCAATTTCCGCCAATGTGTCGGGTGCAAAGTTTGCTCTAACCGGTTCATTATCAAGTTTATATACTGGTGCGAGATAGAATTCATAATCTTCATATTCTGCAATGACATCTAATGTCTCACCTGTTTGGAGCAAATCAATTTGACCATCTCGTGATTTAATACAGATCATGTGTTGGTATTCGGCTGGCAGCATTACTTTAGCTTCCAGCGTCCCGCCAGTGTAACCATCAGGGATTGACGGTACAGCTACACGCATAGCTTTTACTGACTTGCTTTTGAGTTGTTCAACTTCAAATCCAAGTTTTGCCACGTCTTGTCCGAGCTGATAGATAAATGGTTGGTCTTCTTTAGTTGGTGCTGGTTTTGCCATTGTTGTAGTCCTCTTTTCCTTGTTCGTAAATTTTTAATAGTTCGTTTTCGTTCAATGATGAGCCTTCTGTCATTACGGCCTCGACCACTGCCACAATCTCTCTCGGTGGGTCAATAATTGCAGTAATCTCTTGTGGTTGGCTGATAATTGCAATAATCTCATTCATCTCTTACCCCGCCAGGAACTGGCGTGTAGTCAAATTGCAGGTTAATTCTGCCGTTGCGAATTGGCGTTTTAATGCGTCCGCTATGAGATACAGTTTGCAAATCGTAGTCGGCTTGTGACCATGTTGCCTCCTTAGTTAAGTTGTGGCTAATATTAAGCTTGATAACACCGCCTGGGGCATCTACAACTTCGATTTCACCTGTTGTGGATGATAGTGTTAGCACAGGCTTGTTTCTGACTGTAGCCCACAAATCAAAGCGCGCCATTTCACTTAAATCGAGAGGTTTTAATTTGTTATCCGGCAGCTTTTCAAACAGGCGAACAATACATTCCTCGTCATCACCACGGTAAAGGTTAATCGTTGTTTTATCCATTTTTACGTACCATCGCTGCAAGTTGGCTAGGGCTAAATCGACAGCCTTCGTCGCTGTTATAAATTGCGTTAAAGCACCATTCCGAACAAAAATATTTGCTTCGTTTTTGTTTAATCCCAAGCACAACACCTAACGCGCCCAACCAGTCATATTTAGCGCCGGACGTGCGGTTGTAATAAGATTTAATCTGTGCTTCTGTTACGTTATGCAGTAAGACTAAATCCCACTTATTTGTGTCAGACAAATCAATCTGCTTATACCGCACACCGCCATCTCGCACAGACGCTGAATAGCAATCAAAAACCGTAACATGTTCATAGTGATCGCCTTGGACGAATTCCATGCGTTCAATCGCTATCTCGCAGTGTGAGTATTGTCCCTTTGTAAAAAAGCGCGTCACTGCATCAGCCAAGGCTTTAAAAGGCTCTTTAAGAAAGCTGCGCTTGTGCTTATAAAACGCAAGATAGATACGGTTAGCCATTGTTATACGCCTCCATTAATGCATCCATTTGTTTAATAATATCGTCATGGATTGTCTGCATTTTTTCGATTGTCAATCCTGGCACTTTAAGCTCATACTTACGCATGCGCTGGTTGGCAAGCTCAACCTGTAGTTTCTCAAGACCAGCCGCTTGCTGTAGAATTAAATCTGTTGCGGCTTGGTTATTCAATCCAGCGCGTTTAGCAAAGTCCGTGATATACCGACTGCATTCGCCTTGATAGTTTGCATTTTTAAACGCTTCCGCAGCGGCTTGGCGTTCACGATATTCAGACTCAAAACGAGTCCAAGTGCTGTAAATTGACGCAGCGTGAACATCAATGTTATTGATTAGTCGAGATTGTGTTTCCTTGGTAAACTCAGCTTGCTTTGTCTTTGATAACACAAACTGTTTTGTCACATTATCAAAATCGTGAAACTCGCTTGGCGCTTTACCGGAATATTTAACTTTCCCGGCTTCCAACCAAACAGCACCACCACCGGTGATACTGGCTGAAATCCCGTCAATTTCTTCATCGCTCACTTCAACCCAATTTTGATTATCTTCCACAAGATAATCAGGTGCGAACGTGTTTGTATCTAAATTAAATAACATCATATTTACCACCCGTACCAGCCGATTGCCAGAATATTAAAGCCAGCCTCACCACTGTTGTGTATTTCAACAACGTTGCCATTTTGAATATTAGCCCCTATTTGTTTTCTACCGGCGCCGACATCTGTCACTTGCACCATGCATGCGCCGTTAAATGCCTCAGGGAGATTCACTCTTGCATATCCATCAATACTTACGTTCATAATAATCACCCGCATTACGCCATTATCAGCAACAGGGATATCAAACACTTCTGCGCCGTTGTAATGGCGTGGGTAATGCTGGTGTCTGAATCTATTTTTTCGGTAGGTGTTATTTAATTCATTCCACACATTGCTGATATCTGTCTGTTTGGCAAAATACTCATGTAACCATCCGTATGACTTTGACCATAGCGACCCAGCGCTTGATATAGTCATTACTGTTTCTCTGCTATCATGAAACCAATCACTTCCTTCTGGTGTATTTAGGAATTCGATTTGAGTGCTGTTATTTCCTGCATCTCTAAACCAGACAGAAGCTCGAGGAACGTTGTCACTTTGGAAAAAATCAATAAATCCACTTGTATTTTGTCCGCCGGCTTTGTTTTTTATGATTAATCCGTTTGCAAATCCCCCAGATCGACTACCCTCGATACTTAGAGTGCCGGTCATTGTATCGCCAGATTTATTTACTCCTCTTAATCCATCAGTTCTAACCCAGTTTCCCCATGTTTTTAAACCGTAATTCATGTTTCTCTGATACGTTTCACCAGTGTTAAATCCAATATACACTTGCATAACGCTATAAGCTGATGGGTATACCAATAGCGTGCCTGCGTAATTAACAGGGTAATTACGATCTCCCGTTGCGTTTCTATTATCCTCTTGTGCGTAAACGCCATAGTCTTTCACATCATTAAGATTTTGTGTTGTGAGCTTGCTGCGCGTGAAATTTGATTCAATTTGTGAATCAACCCAACTGCGATATGCAACAGTTTCACTTTTATTTAAAACAGGGAATGAAATATAACGTGTTGAGTTATCAAGCATTTTATAGGCGAAGTTTAAACGTGGTTCTTTCTCACTTTCTGGATTGGTTTCAAGCCGCCACGTCCCCCCGTTTTCAATCGGAAAAAATAATTTCCCCCACCCATTTGTTTTAATGTTGAGTTGATGATTGATGGTTTGTTCACCAGTGTTAGTAATATCTTCAACCCAGTTTAGTTTGTATGTCGCATTATTAAGATTAGCAACAGAAAAGAACTTGCGATTAAGCGTGACGTAATGGCAATAGAAAATACTATAGCCATTCATCATGTAGAACGTCATTACAATCGGGGATCTGACTTCAAGTGGTAAACCTGTAATTTTGCTGTTTCCGTTGTTGTGATTGGCAAACGTTAAATAACCATTTTGTCTGTATTTATCACCAAACAAATTGATGATTTGCTGTCTATTAGTTAAATCTAAAGCAAGTGTATCGCTTGATACGTAGATTTTTTGGAATAAATTATTGTTATCGGCGGTTACTGCTCGGTCAAACGCGGTTTTGACTGCTACAGATGTTGCGACCGTATCTGCGCTATTGCTATCTATAGCATTAGATTTTTTACTGTTTGGGATGTAATTAGTAAGATTTCGCACAACAGCATCAATTAACCCTTTTATATTTTTAA